GTCATCAGTAGCGTTTAAAAGTTTTTTACCAGAATCACGAACAGCTTGATTCAAACCACGCTCAGGACTCATATACTTGGCAATATAACGGCCTACATTCGTTGCAGCTATTGTGTTAACAGCACGACCAGGTGTACCAGCAACAACTTGAACAAACTTTCCAGTGCCAGGAATACGATAATCGACCTTCCTACCAAACTGGACAGGGGCATTCATAGCACGCCTTGCAAGGCTTTCATACTTAGATAAATCCCCTATAGCTTCTCCTGCTCGTATCCTATTCATAGCCGTAACTATGTCACGTTGGACAACGTCACTACCTAAATCAGTAACAACTTCTGAACTTGGCCAAGGATTAAACCTGCCTTTCTGAGCGACTTGCACCTCAGGCAACTGTTGCACACGGCGCATATCAAGCCTTTGACCTACACCTTTGCTCCCCCTACGCAACGGCGCTTCAATAATGCGCTTACCTAAACGACCAGTACCAGGAATAGTCATACCCAAACCAGCACTCAAACCTATGTCACGCAGAACATCATCACCTGCTGACAAGATACCCCTTGTCGAAACCGTTGCAGCAGCATCAGCATATTTCTTAGCATTTACCGCATCGTTAGCTTTATCAGCGGCTTTACTTGCACGAGTCAACGCAGTCGCAACCTGCCTACCAGTCAACTGGCGAGCAGCAGCAGCACCACCAGTCAAATACGTCAAAGGATCAAGAGCAATATCAAACCCTATACCAACAATAAAATCTAAAGGACCAGGCAAATCAACACCCCAGTCCCTAAACACCTCTCCCATCATCATGTTGTCAGAGGTCTGATTCCACCAATCACCAAAGCTAAACCCATCACCACGCAACAAGTCACCTGTTTCTTTCACAGTAGACACAATCGCAGCACGAGGAGTATCAATAACATCTATGACATCGCCTAGGAATCCTAAGAAACCACCGCCACCTTTTTTCTGTTCCCATTCAGGAGTAACAATAGGTGCTGCTGGTTTCGTGAACGAAACCTTTCGAGGTTGACTTGTCTGCCCAAATAAGTTCTCACGAACTTGTTGACCTGATTGGCCACCAAATAAACTATCGCTAATTTGTGACCTATCAAGTTTCGCTACTTTAGGTTGCTCTGTTTCCTTAGGCTTGTCCACACTGACAAATTGCTTTGCCAGCTCCTCACGATTGACGGCCATGTTATCCTTCTTGTAAAGAAGATAATGGACCTACATCAATTCCTTGTGCTT